AAGATTGGTTATGCACTCGCTGAGAAATATGACCGTCTAATCTTTAGAGCTATCTCTAAAGGTGCCCGTCAAGCCAGCCCTATAACAAAGGCTAACTTTGTAGAGCCTGGTGGATCACAAGTTCTAGTTGGAGCTGGATCTAACGCTGACGATGCTTTAACAGCAGACAAACTGGTAACTGCGTTCTATGATGCAGCAGCAGTTTTAGACGAGAAAGGGATTAGTGGTGATGGCAGATGTGCGGTTCTTAACCCACGCCAATACTATGCGTTGATCAAAGATTGTTCAAACAACAACTTGATTAACAGAGACGTACAAGGTACAGCTTTACAAAGCGGGGAAGGTATTCTTGAGATTGCAGGTATTCATATCTACAAATCAATGAACGTACCATTCTTCAGCAAGTACGGTACTAAGTATGCTCCAGCATCAGGTGCTTCAGCAGCTACAGACGTTGACACCGTAAATCCTGGAAACGGTGGTTCATTCCTAGATGTAGGAGTTGAAGATGGCCGTGCATCAGTTGCAGGTATCAACAACAACTACGGTCAAGCTTCAAACTTTGCAAACTCTTGTGGACTTATATTCCAGAAAGAAGGAGCAGGTGTTGTAGAAGCTATGGGACCATCAGTTCAAGTAACAAACGGAGACATAAACGTAATCTACCAAGGTGATGTAATTCTTGGAAGACTCGCTATGGGAGCCGACTTCTTGAACCCAGCAGCTTGTGTTGAGCTATATGCAGGTACAACTACTAAGCCAGCAGTGTTTGGTAATACATACCCAGCGAACAACAATTAATTTAAACATTTATACAGGGGCTTCGGCCCCTTTTTTATTCTTATGACAGTATCATATGGAGCGTCCACCGAACTGGATGCAGTAAACTCTATATTGATGAGTGTTGGAGAGTCCCCTGTTAATACCTTAAGTGTACAAAGTCCTGAAGTGGTCATTGCACAGAAAACTCTGCAGCAAGTCTGCCGTGAGATATTATCAGAAGGTTGGAAATTCAATACTGAAACACAATACCCCATCACTTTAAACACCAATGATGAGGTTGTTATACCCGCTAATGTTTTACAAATAGATCTCAACAGATTCCGTCACCCAGATGCTTTTGATACTATTAGAAAAACTCATAACGGTATTCCAAAATTATATGATTTACACGATCACACTTATAAATTTACAAACACATCTGGTGGTAAAATCTATGTTGATATAATATGGATGATAGAATTTGGTGACATACCAGAAGTATTTAAAGATTATATAACCGTCAGAGCCACGAGGATCGCTTCTAACCGCATGGTAAACAACCCAGAGGCAGCTGAACTCATCTCTGTAGATGAGGCACAAGCAAGGGCTACAGCATTAGAGTATGATACCCAACAGGGTGATTACAATATCTTCAATAACCAAGAAGGTAGGACAAATGCTAGTACTGTTTATCGACCATATAAAGTTCTACAAAGAAGGTAATGGCAGCAATTAATCAACGTATTCCTAACTTTCTAGGGGGAGTATCACAACAGCCCGACACAATTAAATTTCCTGGACAGGTGAGAGTATGTGATAATGCTGTACCTGACGTGACTTTTGGATTAGTCAAACGTCCAGCTGGGGAGTTTGTTAAACGACTCACTAATGCTAATGACAATGGTTATTGGTATGAAATACTTAGAGATGGAGATGAGAAATATCTAGCACAAATGACAGCATTATCTAGTTATAGCGGTACCAAACCTATAAGAATCTGGAACCTTTTAACTGGTGTTGAGCAGAGTTTAACTAACGGTAACGGTGATGCTTTGTTCGATTACATGCAACAAACAGGAACAACTAAGCCTTATGCTATTCAAACCATACAAGATACTACGGTCATTACCAACCCAAAACAAACAGTTGGTACGACTGGTGTTACTCACAGCCCTCTCAACAGTGGGAACTACGCTTTTGCTAGGTTAGATACTATAGCTTATAATACTGAGTATATATTATATGCAGGTACTACACCAACACCCAATACTTACTACAGGGTTACAGCATTAAGTGTAACTAAGCAAAGTGGATCACCTTCTGGTAATACACAAACTGGTAATACATGGGATGATTCAGAAGACGATAGTAGATACGCTGGTTTAGGTCAGTTTTCATTTAGTGATTCAGCTTGTGAAAACATTGAAGGACATGTAACTGTCAACGCTGCTAGTTATGTAGAGAAACAAAGGTATAACTGGGAAGACGGTAGTACAGGTACTGTTGATAACGATGGTAATACAACTGGTACAACTTCAGGAGCTGGTGAAGATTTTATAGGATACACACAGATTTATAAGGTACGTTACACAGCACAAGTCACGCTAAAAGATGGAGGTCTTATTAAAACCACATCTGAATCAACAGCTTTAGCAAAGTCACATACTGTAACTATTGAAGGTGTTAATTACACAGTTAATGTGGATGCAGTTGAAGAAGTTGAAACTTATGAAGGTGTGGCTGGAATCTCTTTCTATAAGAGTCCCCGTAACCCAGATGAAGGTAGCCTAAGTATGGCTAAGATAGTTAAAAACCTTCACGATGGAGTATCAAATGTAAGTAACGTAACATCTGAGATTGTTGGTAGTGGTTTATATTTACATGGTACTGCAGCTCCTACGGTTAGTTTCCTTGGAGGTGCTATTAATGAAAACATGAATGTTATTGGTAATACAGCACAAGATGTTAGTAGATTACCATCTCAATGTAAACAAGGTTACATAGCTCAAATAGCTAATGATGATAACACAGACTCTGATAATTATTATGTAAAATTTATAGCAGATAATGGTTCATCAGGTAGCGGTAAATGGGAGGAATGTGTAAGACCAGACAACTTCTCGTCAGGTAGTGATCCTATGGTTAAGGGTTTGGACCCTGATACTATGCCTCATGCTTTAGTTAATAATCGTAATGGTACATTTACATTTAAAAGGTTAGATGAAACTACAGCTACTGCTGATAGTAATGATCTTTATTGGAAGTATAGAGAAGTAGGTGACGGAGAAACTAACCCTTTCCCTAGTATTAATGGTAAAGAAATACAGAAAATATTTTTCCATAGAAACAGATTAGGACTTGTTGCAGATGAACAGATTGTACTTAGTAGACCAGGCGACTATTTTAATTTATTTATTGTCTCTGCAATTACAGCAAGTGACGATAATCCTGTTGATATTACAGTATCAGATATCAAACCTGCCTTTGTTAATCATGTACTTGAGATACAGAAAGGTATGATGATGTTCAGTGATAACGGGCAATTCCTGTTATTTACTGAGTCTGATATATTTAGCCCTAAAACGGCTCGCTTAAAAAAAATAGCTAGTTATGAATGTGATGCCTCTTTACAACCTAGAGACATGGGTACATCAGTTATGTTTACTTCTAATGTATCCGCATATACTAGAGCATTTGAAGCAACTATACTTGATGATGATATCCCACCAAAAATACTAGAACAAACCAGAGTTGTACCAGAGTTTGTACCTAAAGAAGTAACACTGTCAGCTAATTCAGCTGCATTAGGTATTGTGACTTTTGGTGAAAAAAATTCATCAGAAATTTTCCATTACAAATACTTTGATGCTGGAGAACGTAGAGATCAGTCAGCTTGGTACACTTGGACTTTAACAGGTACTATGCAGTACATGTTATATAGTGCTGGTAGTTTCTATGTAGTAACCAAACAAGGTAGTGATTTTGTGTTATCCAGACATGAGTATGTAACAGATACAAATGCTACTAGCAGTTATACTGTAGGTGGTGTTGAAGCTAATGTAGGCTCACCTAAGTACACAGCTAGATGGTTTGATGTTTGTTTAGATAACATGCTTATACCAAGTACTATTACTTATACAGCTCAAACTACAACAGCTCCTGAAAAAACTGTTCTAACTTTCACTGCAAGTGCAGCTGATGGTTACACTCCTACAGGTGCTACTAATTTCTATGCAGTAGGATTGAATGGTAATCAAGCAGGATTAGTTGTTAAAGCAGATTCTGTAGGTACCAATAGTGCTACATTTAACGGGATTAATATGACTGGATGGGAGATAGCTGTAGGTTATTCTTATACAAGTATATTAGAATTACCAGATTACCATTTAGCACTTGAAGCTAATAAGTATGATGTTAATGGTTCTTTAAGGATATCTGGACTTAACTTTCAGTTAGGTGTTTCAGGTCCAATGCAGTTTCATTTAACAGCTAAAAATACTTATACTGATTCTAGTGGTACAGTCACTAAAGAATTTGATGATTATATTCAATATGAATCTGGAATGACAGCAGGTTTAGCTAATGTTGGTAAACCCCCTTCAGAATTAAATAAGTCTGTTAGAGTACCCATACAAAAAAAGAATGATAAATATAAT